TTTTAGCTATTTTTCTTTGCAAACTTGCAACTTTAATATCGGCTCTAGCAATGTTGCGATCTCGTGCGAGATTGTCAAGAAAACCACCTTTTTTCTTTCTAGCCATTGCGGAAGCTTTTTGAGCTTTCTTAAGAGCAGTTTTTTGTTTAGCTGTTCTTTTTTTGGCCATCTTAGCGAATTTATTTGTAAATAATTTTTTCATTTTAAAATCCAAAACCTCTTGTTGTAACCTTTGATCCTGAACGGATTGGATATAGATATTCAACAGCATACCGTAAAGCATCTGTCCAGTGTTCTATTCCTTCTTTTTTATCTATTGTAGCTGAATCAGGATTTGATTCTAACCATTGAGTTCTTTCAATCGACTTAACTGTGTTTACACACTTAGGGTGAATTAACATATCAATATCACCATTAGCATTTTTAAACTTTTTGTTTACAGCAGCTACACTATCAATTATAGGAGGTGCTTTACTATGAGCTCTAGTAGCTATTCTGTGTGTTTCTAATATACGAAAATCTGTAACACCTACAGCAGCGGAAGTTTTTCTAGCTCTTCCTGAAGGGTCTGGATAACTAATTATCTTATGCCCTTGGTATTTATCAATTAATGCTTTTGCTAAAGATTCAGTGTCAGGATGACCTTGCATTTCATCTAATATGTGTATTTGACCACCTCTAATAGCAAAAATAACGCTAGCCATTATTCCAACATTAAAGTCAATTGCTACGTGTACATCTTCATTATCATTAAATTTAGGCAGGTCTTTGTCAATATGATCCTTACGGTTAAATGTGTAGAACACATTGCTACCAGAATCTTCGAAGCTTGCAGTATATTCTCTGGAAAACTTTAAAGGATCAAGTGTAAGTTTAATTCGATCAATTTCTTCTTCATCTAGGAAGGGAGAGTCTTTGTACGTATAAGTATAACTTTTCCAATCATTATCATAATCTTGTCTATTGTACATTTCATAAAAATAATCATAACCTCTAGGAGTACTAATTATCAAAGCTTTGCCAGAATTGGCATTAAACTTTTTAGCATTCATAGGTGACCACCTAGTAGCAACACAAGGTTGTATAATCGATTCCCAAGATTCCTTGAGATTCATCCCTGCGCCTTTCCAAGAAGTGACCTCATCAGCTACTATAAAATATTGACCTGTACCGCGCATCCTTTGAGACGCCTCATAAGACCATAGCTTAAGCTGTACATTATTAGGAAACCAAAACTGACCTGCAGCTTTAGACGCTTTATCTGCAAAGTCTTCCATCCCTAATTGCCAAGCTATCAACGGATAATAAATATCTACTGCTTGGCTGTAAGTGGGGGCAATGAGTGCTACATTTTTATTAGGCACACTCTCATCTAAATTCATCAGTTCTTGTACTGCTATTATTGCGGCGGTAGCTGCAAGATAAGACTTACCAAAGCCACGGCTAGCATTAACTACTGCATAACGACAATTGTCTTCAACAAATAAATCTCTAATAACTTCTGACTGTTTCTCATGTAACTTTATCATACTAAGCCTTTAAGCGACTATAAAATCTACGATTTGACCTGTCGGTGTTCGTAGTTTGTTTGGGTTTGGATTATACGCATATCTCTGATTGACTAACTTTAAATCTTCTACAGGAGTATCAGGGGTAATTCTATTAGGTTCTCTGATTTCTTCCTCGTTATTTCTAGCAGACCTGTCTTTATCTGCTGATTCAAATACAGTATTGACATGAGTATTGAATGGCATACTAGGTAAAGGAAAATGAGACAATAAAGTCATTACTTCTTCCTTCCTAACTTTTTCTTGATCTTCTTGGGCTGTTGAGACGTCTTCTTTCCTTTGGCAAGATCAGCTCGCTTTTTTCTTGTTGTGGCGGCATACTGTGCTTTGGTAAGTTTCTCACGATCCCTTTTAGGCAGATAACGCTCACCAGTAGCATTCTTACCACTGATGCTATTTTTGCCACTTTTAGTACCCCAATCTTGCTTAGTCCACTTAGTCATAGACTTTTGCGCTTTAGTTTTAGAGCCAGTATATTTACCGCCTCGTTCTTTGTATATCTTAGCTGCTAGCTGCATAGCTCTAGCTGAGTGACCACCCATACGAGACACAGCGGTCTTTTTAGCAGCCTCCCAAATCTTTGGATTAGCTCTTCCCATTAGTGTCTCCTTGTATACAAGTCATCCTAATGCCATATCTTTCTTCTGGTAGCATAGCGTGATATAGATTGTCAAACTCTTTAAAGCATTGATACATGTCAGGATATACGCCAACCTTCTTTACTTCAGGTTCGCCATTATATAGCCATATAAATACTAGAGTCCACATTTATTTCTTGCCACCACCCTTTTTCTTATAAGCCATTATTTCTTCCTCATAGCTCTTAATTTAGACATTTTATCTTTTTTAGGTGTCACTGCTTTTTTCTTTTTGGACGGACGACCGACCTTTGAGCCGTAAGTTCCTTTTCCTTGTGGCATGTTTCACTCCTATTAGTTTGTTTTGAGTTATAATTATTACCGTATTATCATCATCATAAAAAGTATAATGATATTTTTTCTTAATATATCTTATACCGTTAGCCATACGATAGCCATACGAAACCTGCTAAACAGCTTCCTAAGAGAATTAAAAGAAATATACCTGCGCTCCACTCAATTATAGATTGCTTGATTTCCATCTTACGAAATTCATGGTCTTTTTTTTGTTTACGAATCTTTGCTTCAATACTTAGAAGTTCTTCCCAATGTGATGGCCCATAAAGTAAACAAATAAACTCTTTTAATTCTGCACGCATTGAATCTCTTTTCTTTTGTGCAGCAAATATTTCCATGGCTTGAGCTTCAGTACCGCCACCTAATGCTTTATACCAAGGAGGGTTATCGCTTTGTCTCTGAGCAAAGTCTATATCAGCCATAGCTCCAGCCCATTGAGATAATTGTCCACCCATGTCTTGTAAATCTTTGCCTACTTGAATGCCCTTTTTGATAGCGTTAAACGCAGCGGAGGCTCCAGCAATAGCAGTAATTGGATCTATCATAGTATTCCCCTAGCTGTTAATTTTGCTATCAGGGATATATCTGTTATCTAATCTGTCGGTCTTTTTCCATCATAAGCCTAATGGCTTTTATATTTTCATCCATACGTACTAAAGTTAACGCTTGGGTTTGGACTATAGTCTCTAAAGAGTCTAATCGGCCTTCTTGCCTCATTAAATCTCTTGTGTTATTTTCAATAGCATTATCTAAACTAGACACATACCATACAAGAGCTACCGTCTGTAATAAAATAGCTAAAATAAATGTTACAGGTACGCTCTTGGAGAGATGCCATGATTCTTCATCATTCATCTTTATCTTCCTTTTTATTATCAGTAAGTAGTATTGAGATAGGTTTCTTTTCAGTAACTTCTTGCTCAATCTTGTCAGGGATCTTCTTATAGCCATAAGCCATTAAGTTATTTATGAGTGTACCTTGAGTGGCTGTCATCTGAGCATAAGCACCAGAAGTATGTTTGCCAATAGTTTCTAAATAGTCTAGCTTAGTCTGTATATCGTTATATTTCTCAACCATCATTTCAATAGGATCAAAGCCTAATTCTTCAAGCTTTTTTACAGAGGACATAGAGTTAATGTTCTTAGATCCTTTAGGACGTCCAGCACCTTCTCTGCGACCGCCCATCTGAGGTTTAGTCGGATGAGGATTTGCCATAATTTTTTCCTTTATGTGATAGGTAGAGGAGCATTGTCAGGAGGTAAGTTAGGAACAGGTGCGTTCTCAGGGGCTTTCGGAATTTCCATTTTGCTTCTCTTTTCTTTTATAGATTCTTTTTCAATTGAAATTTTTTTTAACGCTTTTAAATAATTAAAAAAATAAATAATTAATTATATGAAAACATTAAAAAGCTGTTAATTAAAGACAGTAAAATAATAACTACATTAAGGATACCAAAGTGATACTTAATAACCCCCCGAAAAGAGGTATAAGAGTACACTCAGTGGGTACTATCGGGGGGCATAAAGAACATCTCTTTTCAAGTACCAATAAGAGAGTCCAAAGTATCACTTCGGTAGAACCTTAGCAAAGTTATTCTTAAACGTCAGGTATTTAAAAACGCTATAAAAGATCCTGCATAGTACATTGCAGCTAACCAAAAAAATCCTTTAATAGTGAAAAATAGTATAGCTAACCAGCCAATTTTTTTAATAAAAGATAATTTATTTGTCATTACTATTATTCATTACAAACTCATAAAGAGTTTCAGCATTCTTTTTTATTTCATTAGGAGTGTACATAACAGGCACATATTTATCCCAAGCTTTAAGAGCTTCTTCAGTATTATCTTTGTAAAGCTCCATAGCTTTTTCTGCCATAATCATGTTAGAACTATAAGTCTGATCCATCATGTCCTTTGCCATAGAAAGAACGTCATAACGAATTTGATAAGGGTTTTTAGTATATTTTTCCATAATATTTTCCTTTGTGTGTTGTGTGATAAAAAAAAAAAAATAGGGGAGATCCCCTCAAAGTATCCTTCATCATCCAGTTAAGGACAACGAAAGATACTTTGAGGGGATCTCTAGTTTTTTATGTTTAGGTTTAATCTTTTTCTTTTTGTTAGGAATTACTTTAGGCCTGAACTTAGGCGTCATTAATGCTTTAGCAACAGGATTTACAATACGTTTAACTTTCATTGTTAATTTCCTTTAATAAAAATAGTCATCATTAGGGGGATAAAGGTCATCCCACTCTTGTTGTTCATAGTTGTCATTTTCTTCAAACTCATCTTCTTTTTCAACAGGTTGAGTAGTATCAACTAAAACTGGTTTAAAAATATAAGTTTTTACTAGATAGCCTAGATTACTTAATCTTTCTACTTCTTCTTGTGCAGATTGAAAACATTCATAGTTACAACTTTCCTGATAAGTAGTATTAGGGTCTTCTTCACACAATGCAAAGACTGAGTAAGTGCATTTAGGTTCAAACATTATTATTCCTTTATAGTGGCGATCTCTGCAGGATTCGAACCTGCGACCTAGTGCTTAGAAGGCACTTGCTCTATCCAGCTGAGCTAAGAGATCGTTTTAAGAATTGGCAGGGGTAGTAGGAATTGAACCCACTCTAAAAGATTTGGAATCTCTTGTGCTACCGTAACACTTTACCCCTGCATAGTAAAATTACATAGGTGCAATTTGGGCTATAGCAAGACCAATAATAACTCCTACTACAAGTACCTTTTTATTAGCCATAATTGCTAACTTTAAATTTTTCATCATTTCCATTTCATTTCCTCTCTTAATGGGCTACATAACCCTTTTCACCATTAACCATACCACTGTAATATTTATACTGATTATTCCATTCGAGGGGGTAAAAAGTATCATTATCGTAAGTCTTGACGTAATGAAATTGATTGTTAGGATGCCAAACAGCCCTAACAGGGATCATTTCTTTAGTTTGATCATAAGGTATAAAATGTTCTGTCATATTTCCTCTACTATTACTATTTCCACATTATAAGGATTTGGACGATCTTTAACATTATCAAAACAATCCTTAGAGACTAGTATTACATCTACTCTGGGTGTTTCAATAAATCCTGATTCTGAACAGATTTCCCACCTGTACATAGAAAAACTTCTTTGTCCGTAGTACCTATTAGCATTATCTAATCTTGATCGATTACTGTCGGTAACAAAAAAACATTTTTCTGGATCTTCCCACAGATAATTAATAATCTCATACGCATATTTGTCCATACCGTATATACCAATTTCTGCAATATCTTTATATTTTTTGAGGAAGTCTTCTCTAGCAGTTTTAGGGCTATGCTTTAGTTTTATTTTAGGAGTCATTTTAACTCCAGGCTTTCTGCCTCTTTTCTTTTTAACGACTTCTTCAGTCATCATTAAACTCTTCCTCTAAATCTACGGCTGTACCAACTAACTTAATAACTACTGGTACTGTTTTCATTGTAAAGTCATCTGTAATTAAGTTTAACCATTTTTCTCTATTAGTTTTTGTAATTTCATCTAAATTTTTGTACACATAAGGTACTTTCTTTTTATCTAAAAAGGACTTAGCTCTATCACACCATATACAA